ATCAAAGATTCAAACTTGGAATGATGGTATTGAATATTATCTACTGCCGATTTAGTGAATAGTATTTGAAATATCTTCATAGTAATCATACCAGTTACATTCCTCTAAATCCCACTCAACAGAAGTAATCCTAAGTTTTTTAACTTGTTTTAATGAAGCTAGAAATGAAAGTGAATTTGCAAAGTTTTGGCTATCAAAAAATCTGACGTGAGCAACATCTTCTTTAATGTTTTCATCATTTACCTTTACAAAGTTTATTGCATAGGTAACTAGATAAAAGTTCATTTAGTTTTGATCTCTTTGATTCTCTTAATTCCATGTTTATCAGTTTCTATAATGGCTTCAACTTCTTTACATGACCATTTAGTAACATCATTAGTTCCATCACGTTCAACTTTACGTTTTTGTTCTAAGCAATCTGCGACATTTAATTTTGGAGAATAACCTTCTAGCTTGTCATTCATATACATCAGTAAAGCAAATACTACTTCAAACATTATTTACCTCTTAATGAATCTAATTCTTTTTCTAGCTTATCTATTTTCTTTTCTAATTGACTAATGATTACTTTAGTGTGTACGTTTTCTTCTAATTGTTTTGAGTGCTTGTCTATTGATTTAGCTTGGTACTCAATCAACATATACATCTCTTGGTTCTTAGGAGTTTGTTCTGCTTTTTTAAGTAAGTCTTGCGACATTAACTTTTCATTAGTTTCAAGTCTATTAAGTCTTTCAACGATTCCAAAGTAAGTCCAAACAGCTACAACGATAGCAGATACAATAGCTACTATATTTTTAATTGGTAAAGATACTTGCGTTTGATCGCTTAACTTTAGACTATCCATTTTGATCTTCTTTTACATGAACTGGTCTTGTAGCAAGACTTCTAGCTATTGCTTCACCAGATCTGCCTAGTGTATAACCCGAAAGCCCACAGGTTAGTAAAGTCCACACATCTGAAGGTAATTCTACATCTGTTTTAATTTTAAAAAATAAAAGTATTATTGGACTTAAAATGTAATTCCAAAAAATTATTGCAACTAATAACCACATTAAAACTGGTCTCCAATTTGCTTGAAGATATGACCCCTTAGACTCTGCTAAAATTATACTTGCTGAAGCTTTCATTTCTTCAGTTCCTGATTTCATTAATTGTAAATTAACTTCTGCTTTTAGTTTTTCTTGTAAATCTTTGTCAGGAATAGATTTCTCTATTGTTTTAAAAACTGAACCTATGATCGGTGCAAAAGCACCTAAAGCTGGAAGCATATTAATCTATTGCACAAATTGAAATAATAGCACTACCACCACCATGATGAATAAAAGCTATTTTGTCGCCACTTTTAAAAGAGAATATTTCACTTCCAACTACCATAACATCTTCTGTTGTCGCTGTTGGGTTTGTACCGAATTTAATGTGCGTTGCACCTGTTACAGATATTCTTACTAATCCTGATTGTGTTATGATAGCTGATGACTGTGCAGATGAATTCCCAACAGTATGACATTCTGGGGTAAAATCTGGGTCTATTGTAGTTACTATATAATTTGCCATATCTTATCTTAAACTCCTTAAATTTGCCTGTTTAAACCGACAAATTACCCTTTTTTTTTGATATTATAGGTTTAGTTGTCGTGTATCGTAATTTTAAAGCCACTATGCCTTAAAATAGGTTTAAATGATATTATCTACTTTTGGTTGTATCTATAAGTAGTTCCATGTAGTGTTTAGCTTTTAACAAGTCTTGCACACCACCCTTCTCTTTAAAACGTAGCACGTACTTTATAATGTTTCCTTCTACAAATCCAATATTATTTTTAATGATAAATTCTACTGGTTGGATTTTATATTTCTTGTAGTGGTTTCCACCAACTTGTTTTTTATAAGACTTCATAGATAGTTCTTCCGTTACCTTTGTATGCTCTTAAATATTGTTTTCTATTTCCTGATGGTTTGTAAGAACAATGTACCCAACCAGAATTAGGTTCTTCAGGTTTCCAAAATTCAAGAATACATTGGTCATAATCTAAGTGATTAACTATCCAGTCAGAAACTTCTTTGTTAGGTATTCCTAAGAGTTCAAAGTCACAAGCTTCACCTTTGGTGTGTTGTGAGGTTGCAGAACTTCCTATGGCTTTGCATAACTCAGGAGAACGATAGCCAGAAGTAATTGTAATTGGTTTGTTAAAATAGTTTCTTACAGGTTCTAAAATAAATTGGCATACATTTTGTAGATTAACCAGAACTTCATCAGTTGGAGTATTGTCTATCTGTAATCTGATTGCAGTATCAGAATATATAAATTCTCTTAGAGAAAAATTTAAACTAACTTGCCTATCCATTTGCCATCTCTATTTAAAACACAAGGTGCTAACTTGGGTTGTGAATCTATTATTAAACCAGTTCCAATTATAAATCTAGTTTTAAAATTTTTAGCATATTCAAAAGCTAAAGATTTTTGATCTATTAAACAACCTACTTGCATACCCCAAAAAAGATTATCAGGATTAGCCCAGTATTCTATTTTAAACTTAGTATGAAAATGTCCCTGCACACAATTCATTCCATTAGTTTGTGATACTTTTAAAACATCAGCAGAACGACCATGAGTGAATAAGCATCTTTGTTTATTTGGTAAAGTAATAGTCAAGTCATCTGCCCACTTCCATTTCTTAGTTCCTAAGAACTCTCCATACTCTTTTAGATATGCTCTTGGCATACCATGTTTTAATGCACGTCTATAAACCATTGATGAATGGTTAGAATCTATTTCTATAAGTTCAGGGAATATTGATTCAAGTTCTTTTACATAATCTTTTGCTTTAACAAGTTCATGTCCAGCAGAAAACAAATCAGGGTTTGAATCGTGAAAGCTAAGTGCGTGATGATCTAGCAAATCACCAATAGACATTACGAATGTGGGTTTGTATTCCTTCTTTAATGCTTTTAGAAAATCAAAAGAATCTTGCCTATGATAAGGCAAATGTAAATCTGATATAACCAGAATCCTTCTTGTGTCCATAACTAACTACTAGTTGTATTCGTTTTACTTGGCAAGGAATAAAGTTAATAGTGCCATACTTAAAGTTCCAAGAGCAATAAAGATAGACCAGAATAGTTTTTCTAATCTTTTCTCCAGCTTATAAACTGAAGTACCTAGTATTTTAATTTCTCTACGGATTCCTGTTATATGTCCCTTTAGACTGATTAATTCTTCGTTGTGAGTTCTTGCCATTGTCGTTTAAGCATTTGCAAGACTTTAGCAAGACACACCCACCAATCCAAAGTTTGTAAATGCAATTAATATTATGCAGTGTGTTTATCAAACTATTGTGTTTTAATAAAGTTATTTTTTGTAGAACTGTTCTACGTTCTTAGCATAGTCTTTCCAAAATGTTTTAGCATCTTCAAAAGCATCTGCGTAGAACTTAGTCCAATAGTTCTTAAAGTCTGAATAGTTTAGCATTGTTATCTCCATTTGTTATTGCCAACATATAATGTTGCAACATACGAAGTTCAAGACTACTTGATGTTTAAATGTATTTTAATTGACTCTATGAAGTCGTTAATTGCAAGTTCGTATTTCCAACCTAGAAACACTCCAATTATTAAACCTATTATTAATGTTATCATATTATTAATTCTGTTAATTGTTTGTTATCTCCGACTGTTCCTTTAATGAATACATTAAAAGCCAAGCTAATTCTAGTGTTATCTCCTTGTTTAGTTTCTACCATGTGAGTTAATGATGATGGAAATAGTATTACATCTCCAGTCTTTACAGAAAACCACCAAGTTTCTGAGTTCCATAAATTCCAATCTTTTATTTCTAATCTAATTGTTTTATAAGCATCATTAAAAAATTTAATCTTATCATGTTCTTCATCGCAGTTTATATAGAATACTCCTGATACTAATGAATTTGGGTGTGAGTGTTTGTGATGATATTGATTTGTTTCAGTATAGTTTAACCAAGACTGAGTTATATAAGGTGTAATTTTATTTGCTGGAGAAATAACTTTATTAAAGTAATCTTGTATTCTTAAATCTAATTCTTTTTTAATATTAGCAAAAGGTTTTTCATTAAGAATATAATTATTGTTTGATGTAATATTACCATCATTTTTATAATGATCTTTTTTATTTTTATCTACAAACTTTAATTCTAATGGTGTTAAGTTTCTATCTAATTTAGATATGTATATTGGTGTTGGAAATATCCCATTTATTGTTGTTTTCACTTACCCCTCCTATTTATTTAGATTGTTTTAATCTCCCAATTTATAATAGATTCATTCCAAGAATAATACTTATTTGTTTCTAATTCTGTTGTTGGCATACCAACTGGTGCTTCCCAATAACAAGTATCTTCATTTAATATCCAAGAGTTAAAAGGTTTAGGTGGTATAAAAGCATCTCTATCTTCATCATAAGTATAACCTATTCCTGCATGATTTTTTCTTAAAGGTATTCCTCCATTATTATTAACTCCACCATGAGTGTTATAAGATGTTTGTTTCCAAATAGCCCAACCAGTTAATTTTGTTAAGAAATCAATACCAATAGATTCTTGTTCAACTCCATTTGAATCATGTAATACTTCATTAACTACTGATTGAACTTCAATCACTTTTCCATTTAAACCTATTTTTGCAAAACTAGCCATTATCCTGTGTAACTCCCTGAACCATTAAATTGTAGAACTTTATAACTTCCATCTGTTGTAACAGTTGGAGAACCTGTTGTTGTACCAGAATAATCTGCTGTTAGCATACGTAATATAACAACACCTTTACCTCCTGAACCAGAAGTCCCACCTCCATGTCCACCTCCACCACCACCTCCAGTATTAGCTGTACCAGAAGTACCATTACTAGTTGAACCAGCACCACCTCCTCCAGTTCCTCCATTTCCTGCTGGTCCTGGAGTATAAGCATTACCACCTCCACCACCTGCATAAGTTACTGAAGAACCTGTTATTGAAGAAGCTGTACCATTACCACCATGACCACCACTAGCACCAGCAGTTCCTACTGCACCAGCACCACCTCCACCACCAGCATTATAATTTGGAGTATGTGGTGTTTTACTAATTCCACCATTATTGCCTTGACTTGGAGATGTACTAGGAGTGTTTCCAGATCCACCTGCAATCCCATTATCTCCAGCTCCGCCTCCACCAGAACCACCACTTCCTCCAACTCCACTAGGTGTTAAATTTAAATCTCCACCTTTTCCTCCACCAGTAGAAGTTATTGTTGTTAATCCTGAACCTGATATTGATGAATCAGAACCATTTGAACCACGAGTTGAATTTGTACCACCAGCACCACCATCACCAACTGTAATTGTATAAACTGTTCCAGCACTAAGATTTTGTGTTGAAGTTCTAAATCCTCCAGCCCCACCACCACCAGAATGATTTTGTGTATCACCTCCTCCTCCTCCACCTGCTACTACTAAAATATCAGCAGAATAAGGTTGTGGTGTTTCTAAAGTTACATCATCATCAACTGTTGGAATCCAACCTTGTGTTGCACCAGAATAAACTAATGTAACTGATTGACCAGATGTATTATAAACAGGATTTGGTGAACTAAAACCTTGAAAGTTTAAAGAGTTTTGATTTATTGTGACTGCGTTAGTTCCCCATTTTCTAGCATAATCAGCTAAAATAATTGTATCACCATTAGTTGCAGAAGCAGGTAATGTTACAGTACAAGCATTTGAAGTTGTATCAATCCAATATCCTCTACTAGCAACAGCAGTTAATGTAGAAGCTGTAACAATAGATTGCCAAGCTAAACCACCAACTGTTGCAAAAGATAAAACTCCTGAACCATTTGTTTGAAGAACTTGACCAACTGTTCCATCAGCAGAAGGTAATGTAAATGTTAAATCAGCACTAACACTAGCTGGTGCTTTTAATGCAACATAATTTGTTCCGTTAGCTGTGGTTTCACGAAAGCGAATTTCTTTTTGGTTGTCTATAATTAAATTTACTGTTGTTGTATTTGCTGAATCTGAAAGTGTTAAAACTGTTCCTGTTGCAGTTGTTGATAATCCAGTAATTGATACTGTTGAATCTAACCAATTTACAGTATTAGCTGAATGGTCAATAGTTGCTAAAGATATATCATCAGCACCATCATAATATTTTAATGTAGGTGTGGTTGCAGAAGTAGTGTCTAACCAAAGCTGACCAGCTACTGCACCTGTTGGTCTTGATGTTCCTGAATTTGTTGTTTGAATTGCCGATAATGCGTTGTTTAAATCTGTTCTAAATGCAGGGAAACCCTGATTTGCTATGTTATAATCGTGTTGTGCCATATTCTATCTAATATCCTTTAGCTAAATAATCAAAAGTTTTAGTAACTCCTGAATTGCCACTATTTTTAAATGCAACATCAAAACCATTAACAGTTTTATTTGAAATTGTAAAGAAATCTCCTGTGTTTAATCCTTGTGCTGTTATTCCAACTGCATAAGAATTAGAATAAAAAGGTAAAGTAAATACAACATTATAAGTTCCTGTTCCTGAAACAATATCATTACCACTAAATATTCTATCTGGCATATCTATACTTACTGACAAAGCACTAATAACTGGAGTAGATGCTAAATCAAATGATCTTAATGTTACTCTAAATTTATAATATCTTGCTGTGTAATCGCCAACTACAAAGTTTCTAAATGTAGTATAAGTTATATTGTCATTAGATAAAGCAATCTCAATATGAGCATTACAATTAGCAGGAGTATCGCCATCAAAGTTAGATTGTGCGTCATCAAAATCTCCAGTTCTTAAATCAAATAAATCATCTAAGTTATCTGATGTTTGTGTAATAGAAGCAGTTACTCTTGAAGTATAAACTGCACCTATATCTATTGGACTTGAGAATAAATAAGTTCCTTCAGAATATAAGTCATAAGAAGTTACACCAGAATCAAAGAATGAAGTTCCTGAATCAAAGTTTCCTGTTGCACTATCAAATAGTTCTGATGAATCTAATCTTAATGTACCATCAGAAACTATCACGTTAGTTTTAGTTCCTGTAAATGTAGGTGATTCAGTTTGTGTTGCAACAGCATTATAGTTTCCTATTGCTAATACATTTGTTTCAATGATTGTTTCATTAGAAGAAAAGTTACCATTTTTATCTACTGCTTTTATAAGATATGAACCTACTCTTGCAGGAACAGTAACTGAAGTAGCTGGTCTTGCAACTTTTTCAACTAAAGAAACTGAGTTAGCCCAAGAAGCACCACTTGTTTGTGTTGAATATCTTATTTGATAGTATGCAAGATCTAAGTCAGTTATTTGTTGCCAAGATAAATGTGCATCTCCACCAATGATGTTACATGAAAAATCTGTTACATCAGAAGGTGGTGCTATTCCACCAATGATAGTTCTTGTTGCAGATGTGTAAGTAGAACTAACTCCTAATGTATTAAATGCTCTAACTCTTACATTATAAATAAATCCATCTTTTACGTTTAATATTCTATGAAACAATCCTGTAACCTGACCAGATATAAGATAATCTGTATCTGTACTTAGTTTGTATTCTACTTGGTAGTAATCTACAAAGTTATCTAGTGATGCACCAATCGTTACATCTAAAGCAGTAATAACAACTCCATCTGAGTATTCAATTAATTGGTCATCTAAAGTAACTGATACTGGTGCTGTAACAGAAAAAGGATTAGGAAGTATTGTATCAGCTATTGTTGGTGCTTCGCCTTTTTCTTCCCAAGTATAAAAATTATCTTGATGTTCTTCTAAACCAAGAGTTACTGTTGAATCCGAATTAATAGCTAAAGACATTACTCTAAATGGTTTAGCACTAAATCCTGCTGTATCGTATGTAGCTGTAACTATATCACCAATAGATAAATTAAGTGCTTCTGAAGTTACTGTTACTTCTGCTTTTAAATTGTTTCTTGATCTCTTTAATATGTTCTCGCAAATTTCTTCTGCCTGATATGGAGAAGTTACTTGTAACATATCAAAACTTCTCTCTAATAAAGTATTGTTATCATCACTTAACATTGTTGCGTGTTGATCTGATGGGTCTAAAGCTGAATCATCAAATGGTGGAAAAGAAACTGTATCTGATTGGTAATCTTTTTCTGGGTTTGTAAATGTTCCTATAACTCGGTTATATTTTTCAGATTTGCTTTCACCTTGTAATTTAACTTCGCTTACAACATTATCTTTAGTTAATAGTAATTGTGAACTTCCTGAACCTTCAATAATAATTTTGTATTTACCTTGTGTATAATTAAAGATTGCTCTCATAGGTACTAAGAGTTCTCTTACATTCTCTAATACCTTTTTTTCACTATCTATAACTGCATTTGTTTCAAATAAGTTAATATCGCTTGTAGCACCTGAATAAGGAGTAACTTGTGTATCGCAAGTATTTGCAGAAGTTTTAAATGTATCGTAATTAGTTTCAAAGGCATCATTGGGTAATCCTTTTCCATATCTAGTATTTCTTAAATAATCTAAAAGAACTAATGATGAGTTTGCAGAATAAGCCCAAGTAGAAGCTGTGTCTTGTCTATGTGAACCAGAACCACCTTTAGTAGAATCTAATCTAGGGTCATAAATCTTTTTACCTCTAACAGTTACTCTAACTTCTGGTAATCCACTAAAAGCATCTTGATTCCATTTAAACCTTAAAGCAACATAAGCAAGACCAGATAGTTTATGATCTGATGTCCAGTTAGTTGTTTCATCAAGTAAAGAAGAAGCTGATTGATTGTCTAATCCAAAAAATGATTGAATAGATATTAAAGATTCTCCACCTTTATAATAGTTGGAATCTCCACTAGATACTCCTCTTATAGTTCCATCAGTTAATGAACCATCAAATGTTACTAGTTTATCATCAACGTAAACTTCATCTATTGCAGTTATTCCTGCACCACCACCTTCGCATAATATTCCTGCTACATAAAGATATTGATTATCAGCACCAGAACTTTCAACAAATACTCTAGTTAATCCTACTTGTCTTTTTCCATACACAACAGGAATAGGATTGTTGTTAGAATCTTTATTTACTAATGTTCCTTTAGCTTCGTCTTGTGAAGATTGTCTAGGTGCTTTTGGTTTAGGCGATATAATATAACTTATCGCAGTTGTTATTACGAATTGAATGATTGCTGATACTATTGCACCTTTAGCCATTAGATATGAAACTCCCTTTTAAACTTTTCTGCTTTTCTATAAATATGAAAGTTATTATCTTGTCTTACCCATTTAACAGATTCATCTACTTCAATCTTTTCTTTAAAATAATTCTTAACCCATTTCATAATTTGTAAACAATTACTTTTAGCCAATACATTCATAACCCAAATATTGTTCCCACAATTCCATTCATTATCTTTTAGCTTTCCAGTTAAAACAAATCTTTGTTCAACATTATCACTTAGATATGCCCAGTTAGTAAATCCAACATCTTGATTTCCTATTCTGTGTATTTGATATTGGTCTAAGTTAATTGATGGAGTAACCATCTTAGCTAAAAATTCATAAGATAATTTATCGTACTTAGGAAACTGTCTAAATAAATGTATTGTTCTATATAAATCATTCATTAAGCTGAACCCCACTTAATTCTTTGTGCTGTCTTACTTGCAAACTCCATACCTTTGTCATTAGGAAAATATATTTTTTGTGAGTTTTCAGCAGTTCTTCTTCCTGAAGTCTTTTCAAAATCTGCCCAATGCGAAGCTATGATTACATTAACAGATGATGTTGTTTCATTTTCTTCTAAAGTAAAGCTAGATATTCTTCCATCAAATAAAAGAAATGGGTCAGCTATTAGTGCCTGACTATCATTTAAAAAACCTCTATAAACTTTTGCAGGTTTGTTCATGTAGTTGTTGTTTAGCAATAAAGAAATTATTGTTGTATCTGCACCTGAGAATTTAAGTGATAATGTATTTACTGCAACGTCTGCGTTTTCTTGAACTTCAGAACTACCTAAGAATAATGATGAAGCTGTGTAAGTGTTTCCGTCAAAGGTTAAATCTTTATAATGATCTGTGTAATAAGTTCCTGTGCTTATGCCTAAGTAAATAAGTTCAACTGGATTAAGTTTATTAGTTGCTATCTCGGCAATTACTCCAGCAGTTAATGATCTTGTCATTACAGTACCTCTATTAAATCAATTTCGTATTGGAAATAGTTTTCTGTACCGATAGTAAATTCTTGAATATCTCCTGTAAGTCCAACTGTAAAATCTACATTGTCATAAATGATTACTACATTGTCAGCTACGTTTGCTCTTAATGGTGGTTCAAAAGTTAATGTTCCTGCACCAGAACCATTTGAATCAACATCTGCTACGCACATATAAACTTTTGCTTGTCCAGTAAATCTAAAGAAGTCTCCAGCTTTAAGTACACCCATTAAACTGTTTCCCATACCATCTATTGAGCAAGTAGTAACACCAGCACTAATAGCACCAGCAACAGATATAACTGTACTAGCAGAACCTTGTGCATCATCAATAGTTGGTGGAGTATATTGGAATGATTCCATTTGTGATCTTTGTTTCATTATAAAAGCAAGTATAGGTGCAAACTCACTTCTACTCATAACTGGGAATCTAAGTCTTAATCTAAATTTCTGTCCATCAATTTGTCTTGCTTGTCGTCTGCCAGATGCAGTTGTAGTTACAATAGTATTTTGATTTGTGCTTATAGCTACATCTCTAGGTGCTGGACTTGCTGGGAATGTGCCACTCATACAATATTAGACTTTCCTTTTTGATTAGCACCTTGATTAACTAAGTTAATTATAGTTGCTCTATTATCAATTAATAATTCTTTAATACCTCTAACATCATTTGCTTGAATATTAAATGTTATATTCATTCCACTACCCATATCGTGATTAGGAATAATAGTTCCATTTGTATTTGGTACAAATAATTCTCTACCACGTTCTCCAACTGTAATTGGCATACCACCTCTAACAGAACCACCTTCTGCCATTCCTACATAAGTATCTGGTATTCCACCAATGTCAGGATTAAATCCACCACCACCACCAAATAAACTAGTTCCAAAACTTAATAATGAACCAAAAAAACTACCACCAGTATCACCACCAATAGCTTGTCGTTGTGCTAATAAAGCATTTTGTTTTGAAATTTCTAGTGTTTGTAATTTAAGACCAGCTAATTTTAATCCTTCTCTAATTAATATTTCAATTTGAGTTGCTAGTATATTTACTAAAGCATTTTGTACTGCAGATTTTAAAGCTTCACCTAAAGACTTTCCTAAAACAATAGATTGTGCAATACCTTTTGAAAAATCTTTTATACCCTGATTAAGAGTTTGTACTACTATGTCAGATGTCTTTTTAAGTTGATCTAAAGCTTCTGTATTAATTCTTCCAAACTTTTCTATAATCTCATCTAATAAGCTTACTTGTTTTTCTAAACCAGTATTAGTATTGTTAATAAGTTCATTCTTTTGTTGATTTTTTTCATTAATAGATTGTGTCTTTACGTCTATTTGATCTAAAAAATCTTTTATAACTCCATAAGCACCAGATTGTTTATTTAATTCACTTGTGTTTTTTTCTAAGAAAAACTTTTGATCTCCAAATTGTTCTACAAATTTTCTTTGTTGATCTAGTAATGAACCAAGTGCTAATGCTATTAATTTTCCACCAGTACCTAATAATAAAAATCCTATAACTCCCAGTTCTCTAACACCACTTGGAAGTGCATCTAAAGCTTTTAATAATCCTTCAATTCCACTTGCTACAAACTTAAATATAGGTGCAACAGCATCAATGATTAAACCAGTTCCTAATAATAAACCTTTTATTGCTCTTGTTAATTCTTCTCCAAATGATGTAGCAAACTTTTGTAATGTTGCACTATTCTTATCTAAGTTGTCATTTATAACTGATAACCCTGCACTTATAAAATTAAAGAAACCACCTTTATTAATATCATTTTGGAACTTAACAAATGAATTAGTGATTTTAGTTAATGTTCCCTGAAATGTATTTGATAAAACATTAGAAGCTTGTGCAAATCTACCACCAGTTCCAAACACTCTATTAAATGCTTCTTCAGTAGCAAATGCACTTACATCAGCACCCTTTTGAAATCCTAATAAACTAGCTACACCTTTGTCTTGAAATAATCTTGCTGAGTTAATTCCTTTAGTAAAAGCTTTAGATATTTGTTCAGCAGAAGTTTGAAAATCTAATCCAGTTATTGCAGATACGTTACCAACTATTTGTAAGTTTCTAGCTAGTTCTTCTGTATCTTTTGATACTATTGCTAAATTACCAGCAGATGAAATAATGTCTTGAAAAGCAAATGGTGATTTACTTGCAAAAGAATTTAGTGTTTTAAATGCCTGAGAACCTTTTTCTACTGAACCAAATAAGAATGATAATTTGTTTTCTGTTAATTCAGCTTCACTTCCTACTTTAGTTAAACCTCTTAAAGCTACTCCACCACCTAAACCTATTAAAGCATTTCTTAAATTGAAGATTGAGTTCTTAACACCTACAAAAGCTTTACTTGCGTTATCTATTACATCAAGTCTTATTTTTAGTTGCTGATCTGCCATAGTGTAGTTTTTCTTTTTCTGCCTTCACTTTAAAGTAAGCTATCCAATAATAAAATTCATCTTGTGTCATAAGACAAATTTCTTCCATACTTTTGTTTAATTCTTGACCCAAAGCAAGTATGGAATACAACTCAGAATCAACTCTTACTTTTTTTCAGCTTCCTCGTAAGAAACACCATTCAACATTTCTGTTGATACTCTAGCTATAACATTTGCATCAGCATTATTCAATAATGTTAGCTTGTCATCTAGCTTAAATATTTTATTTCCTTCTGAGTCTTTTGCTTTAAGAACGATTGCATCTACTAATACTCCAAGATCATCATTCTTAGCACCTTTAAATAGGTTTCTTTTTTCACCTAATGTAAATGGTGAGCAATATATTATTAAAGGTTTGCCTTCCTCGCCCCACTCAGCAACCTCAATCTTTTTTATGCCTAAAGATTCAAATTGTGCCTTCACTCTATCTATTACGTTCATATCTTCCTTTTCTAATTAATAATTAATTACGCAGTTCCAAGTGTTATTGCACCTGTTCCTGTAAATGTTATTTCAGCTTCTACCATTCCATCAAAAGATGCTGATATGTTGCTACCAGTTATGATTGCATCACCATAGTAATACTTGTCGCCTGAACTTGCACCTTCTGGGTACACTTTCAAAGCTATTGATGTTCCTAGAACTAAAAGTAATTGACCTGCATCAGCTTCATCAAAAAATAATGACGCAGAACCAGACCAACCTTTTAAAGCAGATTTATATGATCTGCTAGTATCTCCCATTGAAGTATCTTCAATAGTGTCAGCAGTTTGTTCTAAAGAGTAACTTCTAAGTTCGCCTACTGTTGTAGTTGCTACTTTGATAGTTCCTTCTGAACCAGTATGAGTTGCCATGTTTGTTTTCCTTGTTTAGTTAATGTTAAGGTGTGCCAGATGTATATTGGTACATAACTCGCACCACCATTCTGATACCACCTATTGGGAACAAAACTCCTTCATCAGTAGATACTTCTACTACTTGAGTTTGTTTTGCATACCCACCTCGTGTTCTATCAGAATTTAATCTAGTTTCAATCGTAGTGATTAACTCATTACGTTTTGTATCAATATTTGTTGTAGTTCCTTTTACATATCCAACAATTACAAAGTCAGCAGTTGCTTGTCTTGTAATAGTGCTTGATGTCATTGTTTCATCAGATCTTACTTCGTTACCAGATTGCACAAAACAAGCTGGATATTGTTGTTCAGATAATTCATCTACGTTAAATGGTTCTCTTGTAACCTTCTTTAAAGTTATTGGAGATGTGCCAGTTGAAATTGCTGTTACTATATTTCCTGCTATATCTTCTCGTTTACTCATATCTTACTAAGTTTTTTATATGTTTGCATAAATACATTCATTACTGGTTGAATCTCTCTTGCACCAATAGCAAAGAATTTACGTTTCTTTTGATTACCTAAAGCTTTAACATTTTGGAACTTATTAGCAAAATAAATAATAGCTTGTGTAGGTTGTGATCTTTGAGTTATGTTTGATAACATTTGACCAGAAAAATTTAAGTCAGGATATTGTGTTTGTCTCCCAGCTTGTTGTCTAAATGTTTTGTAAGCTTCTGTATATGGTGGGAATGAATTACCATCTGCACTCATTCCTCTTGCTGTTCTTTGTTTGATTAAACCCATTAAGAACTCAGCAGTTCTACCTAATGCAGTCTTAACTATTAAAGGTTGTTCTCTTACTTGTTTTTCAAAGTTTCTAGCAACTTGTAAAGAATTATCTTCAACAGTAATCTTCATCTAATTAGTTTAAGTCTATGATAAGGTGCTTTTTCAGCATCTTGAACTGTGTTGCTGTCATCAGCATCATATTCAACACCATCTCTTAGTATAGATTCAAATTCATCAGCATACATTTGTTTGTAATGTTTCATCATAACTTGGAATCTATCTAGGTTATCGTTTGAGTTAAATTTAGTTAATTGTGGACAAGCATAAAAACCTATTACTCTAAATACACTTAGTCTTTTAAACTGTGAATCAGTTAATAATGTTCCGTCCATTTCAGTTGTGTTTAGTATTGCTATATCTCTATAAGTTTCTTTTGAGTAAACTGGAAACCATCTTATTCTTAAATCTCTTTCAATATCTTCTCTTGCTAGTGCGTGGTAATTTGTAAATGCTGATATTCCAAAGGTTAAAATATCTGGTTGGTAAAATGTTAAATCTGAATCGCTTGAAAAATTTGCCATAGTTATATTTAGTTGGTGGGGCTTTTACACCCCACCGATTTATTAATTAAAGAGCTGTATCAACTTTAACTGTTACTCCGTAAGTATCTTTTAAGATACCTTGACCAACAGTTATACTAGCCACAATTTCTGTAGCACGTAAACTTGCGTCTCTTTGTGTCTCAACTTTAAAGTCCTCTTTTAGAGCCAATCCGATAGATTGTGGGTGAAATACTCCACCGAATGAATCGTCATAAGCATCAATAGCGATATTTGCGTTTTCAAAAATATCAATACCAGCAATTCTACCGATATATCCATTTCTTAAAGCTTCATCTCCAACTTGAGAAATCGCACCACCAGTAGCATTAGCATAAGCTGGTTGTGTTAAAGTTTTCTTTAGGTTGAAAGTCGCTTTTGGGTGAAACACAGCATAATAAGGTGCAGGTACATTTGCACTTCTTAAAATAGCTTGTGCTTTGAAAAGCAATTCTGCTGTTAATTCAGTTCCAGCACCACCTTGATCGTTTGCAGATGCAAAGTCATCAAGTAGTCCTGCTAAATCAGTATCAACTTTTTTAGCAATTGCTTCACCGAATAATTTTCCAATGTCAGCACCAACATTACGACTAGCTGAATCTCTAGCTAAGTCAGTAAGAGTTGTCATAACACCAACTTCAGAAGCTGTAATAGTAGCTGAAGTAGGGTTTACTGCTGTATTAGATAAATCAGAAGCTTCGTTTACTGCTGAAGCACTGATTGTTGGGTATACAGGAACTTCAATAGTTTTACCTGAACCACTTATTGGGTAAGTAGTTACAAGTGGTCTCATAACTGAAGTTTCTTGGAATGTGAATATAGCTTCTTGAGTTATATTCGTAAATAGTTCACTTAAAGTTGAACTTGTTGTTTCGTTTGCCATAGTTTTTTATAGTTTGTTATTGTTGTTAGTTATTTTCATTTTAAATATACCTTGCTCTCGTTGTTTCCTCATGTCAGAATATAATTTTCTGTCATTAGGATTACTTAAATCAAGATCACCAATACTTATTTGCTTTGGAGTAGCACCACCAACTTGACTTCTGCTTCCTGCACCACTAGGTGATGAAGAAACATGATGTGGGTTGTTTTTTAAATATTCGGCTACCAAATCATTAACTGACATTGGTTCACCTTTGTCTGAATATCTAGGAGTTCCATCTTCGTTGATAACTTCAACAGAACCTTGTTCGTTAAGTCTAACATTTGATCTTAGTAGTTGTTTAACTTCTGCTGGTTTAACAGCTTTCATTCCACTAGCTACATTGACTAAAGTTTCGTCTATACGAATCCTTTTTAATTCAGTCTCCAACGATTGAATTTTTGAATCCTTTTTTGATACTGTTTCCTTCAGAACTTTATCAAACTCGCCACGTTGTTTAGCGATTTCTAGTTCCTTTTCTTTTTTCTCTTGAAGTAACTTCTTAGCTTCTTCAATGTCTATTCCATCAAGTTTATTAGAAACAGATTTTTTATATCTATCTAATCTTCTTTGAACTATTTGTTCTAACTGATCGGCAGTAAAAACTTTATTTTCAATTTCTTGATTTGTTGAAACTTCTACTCCAGCATTGTCTTGAGATGCTGTATTCTCAACCGACTCTTTTACTTTGTCGTTCATTGTTTGTTCTCCTTCTATATTGTTATAATTGTCAATTATCAAGATAATTGTAAAAATGCAACAAAGTTGTTGCTAAAATGTTCTAATCTATTGTGTATTCAAAAGTACCATCTTCTTTAACAGTACCCCAATCAGTATCTACTGGTTGCCA